TGTGCCATTAGACTACCGCCCAAGTGTATTCAGTGGGTGAGAGGTTAGCATCTAGTGCTATTGAGTCTGATATGTATTGTTGAGCCATATTGAATAACTCCATAGCTGTCTGACCGCCCACTTCTCCACGCTCTCTAGCGGCTAGGGCCAAGGCGTAATACAGGACAGGTTGGTCAGGGAGCCTAAGCTCATCTGTGTCATCAGCTAGATCAGCCATGCTTTTATGGCCTAGAACAGAGATGGGATATACATCATCAGGGATGGGGTCAAACCGGATCATCAGGTTACCAGCATCATCAGTACCCTCCCATGCCCATCGCCAAGGGGAGCCAGTCTTCTGACCAATAACAGTCCTCAAGTCCCACTGATCCATGTGCCTGCTAGTACCAGTTCTTGACACCTGAGTAATGCGAGCGCCACCTGATGTTTGCTCAAGCGTATATCCCGGTTTACCCGCTTCCGTGCCAAACTGCCATAGGTTCCTTGTAGCATTCCAGCCATGAGCGGCCTCTACATGGCGCTTAGCATCGTTCACAAAGGTCTTGACGAGGTTTACAACAGGGTCTTCATTCACCCTGACAGTAGGTATTGAAGGCTCTCTGAGGCGCATAAGGACGCCATTAACAAGCTCTAAATAGTTCATACTAGATCCTTATATGCTTGGCTTAGCAAGCCCATGCGATAATTTGAGTAATCTTGTGGGATAAGGCTGGATGGCTGACTAGCACGGGGAGCAAACATACCCTGCTGAAACTCCTTAAACCTTGATGCAAACTTGGGCTGACCATAAAGGCGAGTCCACTTGGCGTTAGATGATCCACCCCCGCCATCTATCCACTGATTGCCATTGCCAGCAAGTTCATTGCCGTCACCAAGCCCATCACCGCCATCACCCTCTCCAGTGCCGTTATCGCCCTTACCGTTACCGTTATTACCAGACTCGCCCTCTCCATTGTTGCCGTCACCAGTTGTAGTGGGATCGTCACCCGTGTTGTTTGAGTCTGAGCTTGTGTTTGGTGTCTCGCCACCGCCTGCATTGGTGTTGTTATCGGTGCTGGTGTTGCCACCTGCATTGTTGTTGTTGGGATTTGGGTCCGTGCTTCCGGCATCCCCTGTCGAGGAGTCAGATGAAGGCGCGTCAACGCTAGGCAAGACATAGGGCCAACCAGCAATGTCGTTAAAGGGGTCATTAGTAACAACGCACTGACCATCTTTCTTTACGCCAATAGAGCCATCATTTAAATAGCAAGCAGATCCATTGTCAGGATAATTTGCAGTTGGCTCGGTAGGTGGTGTCTCAGTTGTTGGGCCAGTTGCAGTACTGTCCGCTGTGCTTTCGGTATCATCCCCTTGACCTTCGCCCTGATTACTCCCTGATGTATCAAAGGGATTATCGTTAGGGTTGTTCTGCATTTCTTGATTGTAGGTTCCGTTATCCCAATCTATTTCTTGATAAAGACCACTAGCAACATTGCGGATAACTGAAATACCGCTCTGACCCCACACGCCTGTGTTAGAAACTATCTCCCAGCCGCCAACGGTATTGCCCTCACTCCATACATCAGGATTATTAACAATCTCTACATCGCCGTAAGTTTCGTTGCTAATTACTGTCGTATTAGGGTTATTGCCGCCCGTGTTAGGGCTACCACCCGAACTGCCAGAAGTATCAGATGGGGCGTCTGTTGTTGGGCTTGTGCTAGTTGAGGTATCAGTAGAACTTGTATCGCTTGAAGTATCTGCGCTACTAGCACCACCACCACCCGCTTCAGTTTCCGGTTTGTAGGGAGGAAAAGATACATACTGTGTTCTATCAACACTGTAGTTCCCCTCAGACATCACAGTTCCGGACTCTGTGTGAACAATATCTCCATTAACAATGCTGTATATAGAAGGCAAGTTTCGCGTGTTCCATACAACATTTCCGTCAGAATCTACGCCTTCGCCATCACCCTGAAATGGCTGGTTTGGTGTGCTGTCAGGCCCGCCAGTAAGGTTAACTATTACATTTGACCACTCGGGACTGTTTATGATGTCGTTCCATTCATTATAGCCGCCACTAGCAGTGCCTACGCCTCCCAACACTCCAGCAGTGTCTATAAACTGAGGAATGCTCATCCCGAATTCACTTGCGGCTCCTTTTATTAAAGAGTCAATAGTAGTTCCGGGGGACACTAAACCAAGAAAAGCATTTGCCAGTTGTCCAGTTACCGCGCCAATAGCGTAATCAACAACAATATTGCCTATTACCTTGCTCCAATCATGGTCATCGACCTTGAAAGCCTTGTGATAATTAGAACCATTAAACCTAAAAACATCACCATCACTGTTTTGATACACCTGCTGTATGCCGTACTTACTGGCTAAGTCAGACGTTAGCTGTGCGTTTTGCTCATTAACCCTCTGCCTTTCTTCTAGGACAATTGCGTTTATAGCGTCAGCGTTCGGCCCTCTTCCCTTGTGGCCTTGCCTATATAGCTCATCACCATCTAGCTTAGCTATGTCACCAGACTCAACTAAGACTTGTCGCTCAGACAGATACCCCATATATGCTTCATAAGTTAGGTCTGGGTTAGCCTTCTTAAAGTATCCCATGCCCTGATCTGCATCCCAGTAGGATCTGATCTGTGCCTCTGTGTAAAAACCCTTGTTGTCTGCATCACCAAGGGAGCTTTGACCTCCACGGCCTAGCTCTGAAGGAGGATCAAACCAATACAGTTTCTCTCCTGCTTCGTTGTAATACCCACCATCTTCCCCAACAATGTATGAAGACCCAACAACATTAGGATATGTGCTGGGGTCGGAGGGGTTTCTGTCACCAAAACCAGTAGCTTCATACCAATCTAAAACGTCTTGATATGTTGTGCCTTGAAAAGATCCGGTGCGAGTAGACTGTTCTTCCTGCTCTGCTGCCATAGTAGAATCAGCAAACATAGTATTTGCAGTAGTGTCTTGAAAAATGTCTAGCTCTAAGGCCATCTATTTTTTCCCCTTCAGGGCCAACAGCTTGTCAGCACCACGAATACCAAAGGATGCAGATACTGCCATGAATAACAAATATTGATACCAATCAGGAAGCCTGTTAAGCTCACTAAAGGCAAGACCAATGCGGTCTATGATCTCTACGTCATTCATCCCAATACCCCACATAAGCGCAACCACAGGCGCTGAGAGCAACAAAGTAAACCACTCATCTTTCCAAGAGGTAGCACTGGCAGATGCCATAAGCTGCTCCCAAGACGCAGTGTTCTGTATTACCTGCATCTTAGCATCGTGTACTGCTTTCTTCTCTTCGGCCTTGTTCTTTAACGCTTGACCAAGAAGACTAGCAATAGGCGATATGAGTGCTTGCCACATACGTTACCTCACCATGTAAACGAGTACAGAGGCACACGCGCTAATAGCTATCCAAAAGAATCTCTCTGCGTTTTTGACAGAACCTGAGTTAGCCACTACATCTGTTGTTAGCTCTCTCAGATCATCCTCCTGATCGTCTAGGCGTTTCTCGTGCCTGTCCATGCGCTTAAACACAGACAGCATTTGCTCTTCAACCCTTGCAATCTGTGATACCGCTTCAGTTAGCTTGTCGAGCTTTTGCTCAATCCGGTCGAGCCTATGTTCTTCTAACATTCATTACCACCTGTTTACCAAGGTACGCCTGTGCCGTTAGTCGGGTTAGCCTTTGCATAAATCTGTTCATCTATATTAGCTTCTCGTTCTTCTTGCCATGTACCATCATCAGGGTTCATAGGGGCTACTGTGTTGAACAGCCAACTAAGAACCTGATCTTGAGTAAGGTCAGCGTAAGGCGTAAAACTTTCGCGGTTGGGCGGTGGTAATGAAACAGAGCCAAAAGAATAGCCAGCGTTACCTTCTTCGTCTTCTTTAGATAGAGTCCAGTGAACTGTAGTGACTACATCAGCCATGCCGTCCTCTGAAAATAAATACTCTACTTGTGCTACTTGCCAATCAAATGACATTGCTATGCTCCCTTGAGTTCTGCTACTTCTGCTTGAAGTGTTTCAATCATTGCCTTTTGTTCTTTTATGGCTTCAATTAAGTAGCCAGTAAGACCGCTGTAGTTGACGCCTTTAATGCCTTCGTCGTTCTTTGAGACAAGGTGAGGCAGATGTTCTTCTATTTCTTGTGCAACAACTCCAGAACCTTTTTCACCGCTAGACTTCCAATCCCACTCACGACCCGTAAGCTTTCCAACCATGTCAGAGGGCGCTGTAGTTATGTTGCCCTTGAGTGCTTGGTCACTAGATGAAACAAATGAACTGCCAACGTATAAACTACCGCCTGAAAATGTCCAAGTGTTAGAGCCGTTATATAGCAGGTACTTTGTGGAGGCGGACTGTATCTGGATGTGGTTTGAGCTAGTGTTATTTATTGCGGAACCAGACGAGTTAATAATGATGCCGTTAGCGCCTTGATCGTCCGAGCCTGCTGATCTTCCGATGGCGATTGCGTCTGCGCCCTGATCAGTCTCTCCGGCGCTAGAGCCGATGGCTATAGAACTACTGCCCTGACCTGTCCATCCAGCCGAACCGCCAATGGCGATAGCACCAGAACCCTGACTGGTCTTGCCTGCGTTGTATCCAACGCCGACTCCGTAAGTGCCCTGACTGGCATATCCAGCATAATGGCCAACTGAGACAGTCTTTTCTCCCTGACTTGTCTGACCGGCTAGGTATCCAATAGCCACAGCTTCATCGCCTTGGCTTGTCTCGCCAGCTTGAAGCCCAACAGCTACAGCCATATTACCTTGATTTGTGTGTCCTGCTGTGTTGCCCAAAGCCACGCCATGAACTGATTGCCCGGTAAAACCTGCATTGCGACCAATAGCAACAGCACTAGCACCTTGGCTTGTCTTGCCAGCCGAGTTACCAACAGCGACAGCATTTTCGCCTTGACTTGTAACTCCTGCACTAGAACCAGCCGCAAACGCATTAGCACCAGCACCAGACTGTTTCGCTAGTAACGTAGTAAACGTACCCGCAGCCGCCGTAGAAGCCCCAATGGTAGTGCCGTTAATTGTCCCGCCTGTGATTTGTACACTAGACTCGTCAATTCCATCTGGCAAATAACTTGATAGATTAGCCATTAGTTACTCTCCCAAAGGCTCGTTTGCCGCGTCATTGATTTGTTTTGCAGCAATAACTTCTTGAGTGTGAACTGCGGCACAAATTGCCTGCACTTCTTCTGTCTCGTTGCTGTAGTCATCGCCAGCACTAACAACGTGACGATGGAATCCGCGAGAGATTTCTACGTCATCTTTGTAGATAACCGTAGCCGTGCGTACTTGCACTGCCTTAAACGGACCAACGATTTCTACCTTGTCTACTTCTACTGCTTCTGTGAGTGCCATGTTTATCTCCTTTGGCTATGGACTGTCTGCCCCAATCTCTGAGAGGGGTAATTATGTCGTTTTGTAAGTAACACTACATTCTAAGTATGTTGCTCCTGTGCTTAGATTACTTGGCACAACTGTTTCTGAGTTATTAATGCGATCAACAGTATATAAATAGGCGAAAGTCCCCCCACTTGCCATTACCATAGCTGACGGCCATATACTGCTAAAATTGTAGGCATAACCAATAGTCCCAGAATTATATGAGCCATTCAATCCCGCGTATGGGAAACCGCTGATAACCAAATAACTACCCGCTGATCCTATAGACATTCCGCTAGTAACTATTCGTATATGAGCAGTAACAACGTCACCAATTTTTGTGTAATACCCAGTTTGAACGGAATAACTTAGTGATCCAAAACTGCCGCTAGTGGGACTAAAGCTAGGTGTAAACGTGCCTTCCTCGTAGTCATCAAGCGCATTAGCGGCGGCTGTATCACCATTAAAGGAAATCCCACCGCCAGAGGTTCCTAAGCGCAAACTACCGGAAGAAATGCTGTGGTAAAGCGCGGTCGCCGCACCACCGCCGTATTGCATTATGTCGTTGCTAGATGACTCTTTAATAACGTAGTCATCGCTACCGGCCATGTCTAGCTTCAAACCAATGCTTGCGTTTCTACCGTCCAGTTTTACGCCGCCTGAAAATGTAACATTCTCATCTGACCCAATGGTTATAGCCACAGCATCGGCATTATCGTCTATGCCCAGACTAGGAGAAGTTCCTGTTTGTGGGTACAACTGCCACGTTGAGCCGTCATAGACCATCGTAACAGAGATACCGCTTACGTCCATTACTAGGTCAGCGGCTACACCTTCAATAGTAGAACTGTTACGCCCTACAGTTAGGTTTGTAGTAGCCCAAGCGTTGCCGTCTGCGATAATAACTTGATCGCCTGTAGATGGGCTTGCAGGCAGCGTAATCGTAAACGCGCCTCCAGCAGTGCTTGCAATAACACCTTCACCTGCAGACATGGTGTAGTTAGCAGTCTTAGTGACATAAGTAATACCACCCCCACCAGATACATCGCCAAAAGACAATGTGCCACTGCCGTTGGTAATAATGGCTTGTCCGTTTGATCCGTCACTGGTTGGATACGTAAGAGAGTTTGCTACCAAAGCACTAAACGTACCTGCGGCTGCTGAAGAGCCACCAATAACAGTTCCGTCAATCGTACCACCGTCAATGTCAGGCGTGTTAATGTCAGGAGATGTAAGCGTCTTATTTGTAAGCGTGTCGGTTGTTGCTTTACCAACTAGCGTATCTGTAGCAGGCGGCAAGGTTAGCGTTACATTGCCACTATATGCACTGTGTGCTGCTGATTGAATCTGTGTGTAGTGAGCGTTGCTAGATTCGCAATACAGCTTAATGTTAGATACTGAGCCAGAGTTTTTAAGAGCAATCTCACCCGACTGAATATCTACGTTGCCATCTAGCCTTACAAGGCCGCTACCGTTTGGTGTAAGCGCAATGTTTCCGTTAGACACACTAACTATTGCATTACCGTTTACATCTAAACTTCCACCAAGTTGAGGCGTAGTATCTTCTACAACATTTGAAATACCACTACCAGCAATAACTGAGGCATCAACATAGGCTTTAACTGACTGCTGACTAGGAATAGACGTAGCAGAGTTACTGCTCATGTTGTCTTCATCAACAAAAGCTGTAACACCGTCAAGGATGTTTAACTCAGCAGCCGTTGATGTAACACCGTCTAGTATGTTTAGTTCAGCAGCAGTACTCGTAACACCATCAAGTATGTTTAGCTCCGCTGTTGTAGACGTAACACCGTCTAAGATATTAAGTTCAGCAGTAGTACTAGTAACACCATCTAAAATGTTTAGCTCTGCCGTAGTAGAGGTAACGCCGTCTAGAATGTTAAGTTCAGCAGTACTAGACGTAACGCCATCCAAGATATTTAACTCGGTGGCTGTGCTGGTTACTCCGTCGAGGATGTTTAACTCAGCAGTAGTAGATGTCACTCCATCCAGAATATTTAATTCTGCAGTTGTAGAAGTAACACCATCAAGAATATTTAGTTCTGCAGCGGTTGAAGTCACGCCATCCAGAATGTTTAACTCAGCAGCCGTAGACGTTACACCGTCCAATATGTTTAATTCTGCTGCTGTTGAGGTTACTGCAGTCCCTGCAATCGAAAGACTACTAGGGTTTGATCCTACTTCAATAATAGCGCCACTTGCGTTTTCTGTGTACAGACGCCTGTTAGTCAGATCAATCGCTGGTTCGCCTTGGACTAAATCACTAGTTGCGGGCGCACCTGATCCGTTTTTAAGTTTAATAGTGGTAGCCATGAACTACTCCAAGAAAAACAAGAGAAAAGAAAAAGGGGCCGTTGCCGACCCCCATAGTTCTATTAGGCAGAAGGTACTGCCAGAACAAAACCAGCTTCAGGACGATACACCTGAACACCATAGAGGGTGTCAGCGGTGTACAGAGTAGAGAGGTACTCTTGCTTGTACTGAGTCTGTGAACGTACACCCAGTTGCTCTGCCATCACAATAGCTTCGTTGTGGAACAGAAGGGCGGCACGAGTGTCAACGCTAGAAGCAGTGTTGTCGCCAGCAGCTTCAATGGTTCGGCAGTTGGCAGAAACGTAAACGTCTACACCATACAGGTTACCAATGAGTCCACTGTTAACTGACTGACCGCTTACAAAGTCAGAAGACACATACCGATCAATGCCCATAATCGCGTTGCGCGTTGCAGGCGGGATGATCAGGTTACGGTTTTCCATCGGTACATTGTTGTCATCTAGCTTCTGGATCATGTCACGGAAGAAAGCATCCGTAAACTCGTCACCAGCTACCAGAGTGTCATCAGTGTACTGAGTGGTAGTACCGTTATCATTAAAGAAACAACCAGTGTGCTGGTAGTCAGTAGCAGCAGGGCTATAAACAATAGCACCACCGTCACCAAAACCAGTACCAGCTACGTGAAGGTCGTTATCAACTTGCACAGACAAAGCGTAACCAGCATCTTCAGTATAAAACTTTCGCAGAGAAGACAGAGCCTGCACTTCTACGATGTCTTCGATTAAACGCGAGTACTCAAAGTGACGATTAATAGTAACTGTCAACTCTGATTCAGTGTTGGCAATAATCGTTACTGCAGTGTCAGCCGCTTTAGCATTGGCATCGCCGCGAGTAGGCTTAGGAATGTGAATAACGTCACCCTTCTTGCCTGTCATAGCGATACGTTTGACAAGAGGAGCCATTTTTAGGTTCTTTTGATAAGCAGCAATAATCTCATCACTCCAAATTTCTGGAATAAAAGTTGCCGCTTCTGTTAGGGCTGTATTACCAGCCGCGCCGGGATAAGTTGCAGTAGCCATAATAGTTCTCCGTTAGACTATTTGACCCTTTTCTCTGCATAAGCTGCCATAATTTCAGGCTGTAGTGCCATGTAGCGATCAGGATCTGTTTTCATAAGATTTATAAGGTCAGCACGACGATAAGTCTTCTTACGAGATCCTTCTGCTGTTCCGCGAGCGTTACCTGTATTAGCTGTCTTTACTGCACTTTTACGAGCTTGCTTTTCAGCTTGCGCTGTTTGTTGAACTGCTTGACTTCGTTCTTTCCAAAGACTAAACAGTTCGTTAGCAGCATCGTAATCGTACATCTGGTCAGCTTGTACAAATAATTGTGTTCGGACTTTTGATCCCTTAATCCATTCAGCAAACTTAGCATCTTGTAGGATAGCTTCCATATCTGGATGTTGCTGTTGAAGTTGTGCCATCGTTGCCTGCTTTTTGTACTGCTCGGTATACGCTTGCGCTTCTCTAATCTTAGGATGATTATCTATAGCTCTGTTTACAGCAGAAGCTGGATCTACAAAGAAATCAACTTCTTCATCTTGTTCTTGCTGTTGTTGAGGTGCTTGTTCTGAGAGTTGTGTCTGTGTTTGAATATAATTATCAACAACTTTACGTAGCTCGCCTACTTCCGTACTCTGTTTGCCTGAAAACTTTTCAAGCTCTTGGTGCATCTGTACGAGGTCTTCGACAGATTTACCTTGGTATTTTTCCGGTAGTCCAAGTTCTTCTTGAGTTGGTTCCTCTTCTAAAGGAGTTTCAAGAGTGTCTTGTTCAAGCTGATCCGTTGCTTCGTTATCTTCTGGACGCTCATCAATTAGTGTCGCTCGTGACATTATAAACTTACCCCGCCTACTGTCAGGTTATGGAGAATTAAAATGGGAGTTACCTCTGTTGAGATTCCCTACCTTTCTGCCCAGCCGCCTCATGTTCTTTAACCCACTTCATATGTCTTCCGGGGAAGTCACCTGAGTGTCCTTCAAGAATGTGTTGAGTTGCTGATGCAATTTTTGTAGCGTTGGCTCCACAACCGCACCTAGTGGTTGTTACATTGCCATCTACAAATTCTTCAAAAACGTGCCCGTTAGTACACTTAAAATCAAATACTTTAATCATCTTCTTCAGACTTATTAGCTTCGTCGTAGTTAGTACTGACTATGTTTTCCATGTTAAGTAAGTGGGCTAATACGTTTAGTTGTCCCTTACGGAAGTACATATCGTCAGCATCTTTTACTGCTTCGACGCTGTTAATTTGTACAGCGTTGTTATTAAAGTCCTGCATAAGCTGTTTCCAGCCGTCAGACATAAAAAGATTAAAATAATTGTCGTAATATTCTTGTGTTTCTTGATCCATTTGAGGCCTCTAGGTTATCTCTATAGAACTATATAATATATATTATACCATATTTTATAACTAAAGTCAAGATATTTTTAATGTTATTTTTACCGCTTCTTAGCTGTTTTAGCGGCTTTCTTAAAGGCAGATGTTTTAGGAGCGCCTTTTGACCCCGGTTTACGCATTGTTTCGCCTGATCCAGCCTTAATACGCTTACGCTTGGCATGGATATTACTGTACAGTCCTCTAGGCATTTCTTTTAATATCCTGTTTTCTTTTTCTTTTTCTTCTTTTTCTTAGGAGGTTGTGATTTTACATTTCCATAGTTACCCATTGGCATTAGCTTTCTCCTTTGCTTTTTTAGACAAATCTTTGTAGTGAAACAACTTTACAGAAGTTTTGCCGTGAGTTTTACCAGAGTGCAGTGTGCCGTCTGGCATTTTGTGAGTTCCTCCTGTGTGAAGAGTCCCGTCACGTTTGTAGTGTTTCATTCCTTTTGCCATTACCATTTTACCTTATTTGCCCAATAAGCTGCGGAGCATTTTCCTTTAGCTATGTTTTTAGCGTGGCGAGCTTTAAAAGATTTACGCCTAGCTTTTTCTTTGTCAGTCTTAGGACTTTTTCCAGCACCACTAACACCTTGTTGTCCAAAGCGTATTGTTTTTACAGACCCATCTTCACATTTAGCTACAACTACGTGAGACTTTTTAGGATGGTTCGGCGTTCTCTTCGGCTTGTTGTACCCGCTTACTCCTGCTCGTGCTAGTCTTGGATCCTTTTTGCTGGGCATTAGCCTTGTCCTCCAAATCCTTGACCCGGTTCTCCAACAAGTCCAATTTGTCTAACTGAGTCTGGAACGCTTCGTTGATCTGTTTCAACAGGCTGTTGATTTCTGTTTGTGTCATTAGCATTTTGACGTTTTCCTTCTATAGCTTTTTCTTTTAAAAGGGCGTTTGCAACCTTGAGCCTACGCTCAAATTCTTTATCATCTTGATCCCCTGCTTGAAGATTACGGGTAATAGCATTAATCTTTTCGATTTGTAGTTCTTCAGGAGCAAGCTGTGTTTCAATTGCCAGTTTACTTGCTCTGGCTTGCGACTCAGCAGCTTGTGAGTTAAGAGCAGATGTTTGACTCTGCTGGAAAGCCATCTGAGCTTGCTGTGCTGCCATAGCCATCTGTTGTTGCTGCGGATCAGGCTGACCTGCTTGTTGTAGAGCACCAATAAGTTCTTCGCGGTTAGACAAGTTCATGTTGTCAATAATGCTTTGGATAAGCACAGGGTACAGTGGGCTGTCCTGTTTCATAGTTTGCAACAACTGTACAAGTTGAGTAACTTCGTATTCCCTAGCAATAATGCCCAGAGTAGACGTAGCGGTAAACTTATAGTCAGCTACAGGGTACGACTCAGGATCAAATTGCATATACCTGTGAGCCGCTTTAGTTACAAAAGGCAACAGGAAAGATTGTTGGAAATTTATAAGGGTGCGCTTATGTCTCTTAATAATTGCACCAAGAGACATACTGATCCCAGCAGCAGTAGCTTCACCATTGACCTGTCCAGCGATCCCTGCGGAGTCCACAGCGCCTGTCGCTTGTTGTACCATTTGCTGAAGGCTTGCAGCTTGAGCAAAAGTAATTTGCCCCACTTGTCCAAAGTTGAATGGTTGAAGTACTTCACGAGGATCTCCGTTAGTAAGAATCATTTTACCCGGACGAACTTCAGGTTTAGCACCTCGTGGTAGTCTAGTGGCGTCGATAGCCATCATCGGGTGAATAGTAAGACTCAGGGCGTCAATACGAGCACGTAGCTCAGTGTCAAGGGCTTTCTGGCTGTTGTATCCTTTTTCACATACACCACGGCCCCAGAAGCGGCTAGGCACTACGTCCCAAGGAAAAGCTACTACAGGACGATCTTCCATCATGTAAGGGTTAGCTTCTGCTTTTAAAAGCGTACCGCCGTTAGCAACAACAACAATAGCCTCTACGTACATAGAGTCTGACTCTACATCTACGCCTTCAGCTTTAAGAAGTTCACTAGGCACAAGACCGTAGTACTTAGTTAGTCGTACTTTGTCATCGTTATAAAGCGTAAGGTCTTGGTCTGGTTCTAAGTCTGTATCAGGAGCAGCAGAATCAATAAAACCTTCACGATAAATGCCTTGCTCTTGCATTAACTCTACGCTGTGTTTAGATACAAACTCATCAATAGCTACTCCGTAAGCATCTTCAATAGAAGTAGCAACAGGATCAATTAAGAAGTTCTGGGGTAATATGGGTTTGAGCCTAACAACAACACGATCCGTAACATTAACGCCCACAGCTTGCAGATCCCCACCCATAATGGGTTGAGTCGCTGGAGCCATCTCTTTAATCTCTTCAAGGACTATCTCCCCAATACCTGTACCAAACACAGCAGCATTAATCAAACACTCTGCAACTGCTTTACGAACCTTACACATCTCAAAATCTTCTGTTAGTTTCTTTCTGAGATATTGGATGTCTTGTTTTTCTGGGTCGTTCATGTCATCAGCAATATCAAACCACTTGCCACGACCAAATGTAGCTTCTTCTAGTTCTGCTACGTTAGACTCTACAGCTTGTTGAAGCGCAGGAGAAATAATACGAGAACGCTCTGATGCTCTTTCTGCATCAGCAGGATCCCATTGACCCCGCCACAATCTGTAGTATTCTTCAAACTTTGCTTCGTAGTTTGACTCGTAGTGATCTCGCCAGTTTTCACACTTAGTCATTACCCAATCTTCAAGAGACTCTTCAATCATCAGAGGGTCTGGACTATAAAGTTCTGCGTCTGCCATATTAGTATCCTGCCACTATATCAAGTAATTCGTGATCGTCAATTTCAAATTCGTAGCTGTACGCAACCTTTGCTAACTGATCTATGTATGCTAGTGCGTCAACCAAGTCATCGTGGGTCAGTGGATCTGGAAACTGAAACAGTTGGTCTAAGAATCTGTTGTTCCACTCACCTTTGTTTAAACTAATGTAGCTGTTTTCAAAACGTCCCTGTAATGCCCACATAACTCTATCGGTCTTTTTCTTGTTACCGTGGGTTAACTCTTCTACACGAAAGAACGTACCGTGACGTTTCATTAAATCAGTAAGAGGACTCATTACTGCCTGCTTTGCTATTCCTCTTTCAATACCAACGCTGATGGGTCTGTAATCTCTAACGGCCTGAAATATCTTGGCGGCAGTTTCGTCAAGGCTCCACCGCCCATATATAATGTTATCAACGTACCAACCATCAGGACTAACTTTAACAACAGCGAGTGCAGTTTCATCTAGTTTTGTATTCTTTGTCCGTTTTTTGTTAACTTCCTCAAAACCTGCTAGGTCAACTGCTATGTAGTAGTCACCTACGTCTGGTTCTTCTCCAAACTTTACCCAATCTTCCTTAAACATTTCTGAGCCTCGTGCTTCAAAGGAGGCCATAAACTCTTGTCGAAAAGCATAAGAAGACATAGACTTCTTGGCTGTATCTATCTCATTAGGATCTAATATAGGGTTGTCGTAAGACGTAAAGTGCCACCCCTTGTACGTTTCGTCATCTCCTAGCTCTGCCATCTTGTACAGTTCGTAGAAGTGATTCCTGCCCATAGGCGTACCTATGAACATCGCTGAACCCTTTTGGTCAGCCAGTGCTGGACGGAGGATCTGCTCCCATACGTCAGGCTTCATGTCTGCGTACTCGTCCATCACAAGAAACTTCAAGGA